AGACGTTTATTTACCGACCGTGGACGTTTACGAGCAGAGGTGGAGTGGTACGAACTCGGCATCAATAAAGTCACCAAAGACGGTTTCAAATACTTGTCTGCCGAAATACATCCTAATTATGTCAGCAACGAGGCCGGAGAGAACGGCCAATATCCGGAGTTTGGTCCAACGCTCTTAGGTGCGGGTTTGGTTACCCGACCATGCATTAAGAACCTGGACAAAATCGAACTCAGTGAAGCCAGTCTTCACGAATGCCCTACCTATCTTTCCGAGTCTCTAGCAAATAAATTTTCTGAGGAACGTAAAACCATGTGGACACAACTGATTGCGCTGTTTGAAAAGCAGCTGAAAGGTTTAAAGCTATCTGCTGAACAACACACAGCAATGGTTAAATTACTAACTGATTCACTAACTGGTATCAGTGATGAAGCACAAGCAAAAGTGCTAAGCGAACAAATTGAAGGCATTGCCAAGCAGTTGTCTGAATCGGGCAACTCATCTGTGCCGGTGATCAACCTAAATGGTAGCTCACTAAGTGAAGATGATGTCGTGCGTATTCTTAGTGAGCAAGCGGCTAAAACGCTGCAAGCTCAAGCAGACGCAAAACAAAAGCTTGATGCAAAAGTCAAAATCTTTACTGAAGCGATCGATAAAGCCGAAGGCCTGAGCGATGAAGTGAAGAAAGAGCTTAAAGAAGCACAAGATCTTATTACGGTCGAAATGTCTGATGAGCAAGTGACTAAGCTGGCTGAAAACCAAATTGCCCACGGTAACCAAAAAATGGTTTCTGTTCAGCTGAATGAAATGGGCTTTATGGGTTCACCATCTGGCTCGGTGGTTCAGACTCCAGACCAACAGCGTGAAAGCTTGCAGCTACAAGAGCAAATTCACGCTAACTTACGAAACACCAATACTTATGCGCTCGGTCAGTTACACCTGACAGAAGAAAAAAAACTGCCTGCGTTCTGTCGTCAGGTTCTTGCGGAATTTGACCGTATTAACCACCGTCGAATTCATGCTGAACGTCTAGTACTGGCAGGCCAAGGCAGCGCGAACGTTATGGCGGATACAGATTTACCTGTATCAGTACAACGTGAAGTGATTCGTGAAGCACTGTCTGATCTTAATGTTCTGCAATTGGTGCAAACACTCACTGATTTTGGTTCATCAGCAACCACTCAAATCCCTTACGAAACTCGTGATGTATCGGCCGTCATGGGTGATGGTATTGTGTTTGAAAACGGCACCATTCCAAAAGTTAAAAACTCACAAGCCATGGACCTGGCATACGTACTGCCAATGAAAGTTGCGTTTGAAGTCTCGAATGAACTCATGCATTTTTCCAAGTCATCAGCTATTAACTGGGATGCTTGGGGTCGTAACGTAGCAACCGCTTCACGCATCATTAAAGAGATGGTGGCACGTCGTATCGTCAATACCATGCAGCGCGTTGCTGACTCTTATCAGTCTGCCGATATTGCTGGCGAAGTGATTACTGCTCAGTTGCAGGATACGTATGAATTCAAAACTGCACAGTTCCCGGTTGTTGCCGCTTATCAGCAATATGATCTGAAAGGTAACACGGTGGGTGACACCGAAAACCCAATTGTGCTGACTATCGATGCTACTCAAATTTATCCGTTTGATGGTACCGGTACTCAGGCAGCTGGTACCTACTACGTAGTTACATCTTACAACCTTGGTAAGTTTGTACTGGTTGATGAATCTGGTGCGTTGAAGTCAGTCACTGCTGGCGCTGCATCAGTTAGTTATAGCTACGCAACCAACATCATCAAAGTGGACAGTGATATCCCTGAAGGCACCACAGCTGAGAAGCACTACAACAAACTGTTGCAGGCTATCGGTCGTCGTAAAGCCATCATGAAAGATGATCGCTTTGTCACTCCTGACTTCCTGTTGATGTCAAACACCCTTAACGATACCTGTACCAATGCGGAGCAATTCGTCGTATCGATGAAGCGCAATGGTACTGATACCAATGCGCAAGGTGATCTGGAAATGGTGAAAGCTCTGCCTTCATTCTCAACCAATGCGCCGGCAACTCACTTGGGTGATGAACGTATCATCATGGGCCAAAAAGGTGCTATGGCGTACTCAGTGGTGAAACCATTCACTCTGAGCGAAATGCAGGAAGCGCGTGATGCTAACGGTCAGCTGAAAGGTGGTAAGGAAGCTTACGGTGAAGAGTACAACGCAATTCACTGTCCTAAACCAATTCGTAACCGCTTTACCAGCGTACTGTTCTACTCAGTTTTAGGTCGATAGAGCGAGCCATTGCCCCGTTACTTTGAATAAAGTTTCGGGGCCTTTTTGCTAATTAATTAAGGTAACTAATCATGCCAATGACAGCATTTACAAACACTTCAGATCAGGCCGTAAACATCGGTGGTCGTACCGTTCTGCCAAAGGAAACTCGTGAGGTGGACGCGCGTTTTGTTCCAGCTGCAGCACAAGTGAATCGCGAAATCATCATTCTGTATATTAACTTTGGCATTACGCCTAAGTACTTCGGTCAAACAGTCGTACAGCCAAACACTGCAGCGCGCTTACCAATCATTCATTTTGAAAACCCGAATAAGGCTGATGCCGGTGCGTTCCAGGATAAGGTTTTCACTGAGCTTCTGACGAAGAAGATTGACGAAATTAAGCCTTTCTTTTCCGCGCTGACTGATGAAGAACTGGCTCGTTTATCTGAACTCGAAACTGCTGACCAGAAACGTAAGGGTTTGCTAAGCAGCATCGATGACGAGCTTACTGCTCGTAAAGAAGATAAAGAGTTAACGCCAGAATCCTTTGCTAAAACTCTGGAAGGCAAAGATGAAAGCGAGCTGCAAGTCGAGCTGCTTGCAGCAGGTGACAATGAAATGAAACTCACGGTTATCCAGGAAGCTTTGTCCAAACTGAAAGCCAATCAATAACTCGGCACTGACAGTGGCCCGGACTTGTTTCGGGCTTTTTTCTAAGGAGTCTCTCTATGTGGGATACAGTCAAATCTTTGGTCTCAGGAGCTGCGCCGCTGGTCGGTAGCTTAATTGGTGGCCCGGTAGGCGGCAGTGTTGGGGCGTTGGTCGCGAATGCTTTAGATGTTGAAAATACTCCGGAAGCGATTGAAGCCGAAATTCGTCGTAACCCGGATGCATTGCTTAAAGTGAAGCAAATGGAAAGTGAAGAACGGATTCGGTTACGTGAATTAAGCTACCAACAAGCCGAGCTGGAAAGCACAGAACGTAAGTTGGCTTTAACTGAGCAGCATAAGACCATGCAGGCAGAGTTGGCGAGTGATGATGCCTACGTTCGTCGCTGGCGCCCGACATTTGGTTATGCGGTTTGTGCTGCATGGTCATCATTGTTTTTTGGTATCGCTTTGCTGATGTTGATTCATCCTGAATACACAGATCAAGCATTTACCGGAGCGGCAAAGTTAACCGGGTTATTCAGCGTGGCGTTAACTGTACTTGGTTTAAACATCCATAAACGTTCTCAAGATAAACAAGTCTCCGCAGGTGTGGTGCCGGCAGGTGTGTTAAGCGGTATCGCCTCAACCATTCGCGGGGGGAGCAATGGAAAATAGCCCTGTAACTCAGTCTGAATTTAAGTCTTTCCGTGTTGAAATGCGTGACTACATGAAGCAGCAAACTCAACTCATGAGCCAAATGGTTGAACTGCAAACTAAGCACTCCAATCTTGAAAATCAGGTTGAGCGTTTAGATCGTGATTTCGACAAGCTGGAAACACGTGTTCGGCCATTAGAGCAGGGGCAGAGTGGTACCAATGAGAAGACCAAATATAACCGTGATCTTATTTGGTTGTTGCTAGGTATTCTCGCCAGCGTCCTTACCTTTATTTACAGAACCAAGGCGGGTTAATTATGCAGTTAGCCACGTTAATTGATCAGTTAAAAAATTCTTTGAGTGACAGTGCTGAGCTTATAGAAGACTTTGAACAGCAGGTTGTTGAAAACGCCTTGTCTGACTTCAGTCGCTATCGGCCGCATACAAGAGTTGCGACCTTTTCGCTCATGACGAACCAAATGCTCTATTTGGCTCCGGCTGATTTGATTCGTATTCGAACCGTGCTGTATGGCCAGAACCAAAGAGCAAAACAGCCATGGGAACAGGGTTACCCTCGTAATTTACCGCGGCTGTCTGTCATTGAAGGTGAAGACAACCAAAAGTGGGTACAGCTTTCTCATTACCCGCGTGAATCGGTAGTAATGAGTTGTGGTCGTGATGTTTCTTATACCTACTATGCCAGCCGCAAAATTGTGAATGGTGCTATTTCAGTCGATATCCAGGATGAACCATTACTTCTTCTTCGCTGTATGGCTGAAGCGGTGAAGTACATTGCCATTCACCAACTCAATAAAACGGTATCGACTCGGAATAGCATCGGCGCTGAAGCTAAGAACGGAACGCCTGCGGCTATTCATGAGCAGTTGATGGCGCAATTTGAACGGCAGGTGAAAGATGCGTGAGTTAAATTTCGAACTTAACCATTCAGGTCTGGATGAAGCTTTCCGTGCAGCACCTGACATTTTAAATAAACACCTTAAAGCCGGCATTAGTACTGCCGGTTCGTTAGTTTCCAGAGTTGCCAGAGACGAAGCGCCCAAAGCTGAAACAACGTTAACGCATTCAATCAAAAGCCAAAAGGTTGGAGAACTGCAACGCATGATCACCAGTTCACTGCGTTACAACGCTTTTGTTACACGGGGAACTGACGCTCAAGGAATGCCGCCTATTCAGTCAGTGCTTGATTGGGTTCGGGTAAAGCGTATTCAGCCGAAATACCCGAAAGCGGATCAGCTTGACCTGGCGTTTATGATTGCCCGTTCAATCGCTAAGAACGGCACTCCCGGGAATGATTTCTACGATCGAGCTGCAGAACAAACGCAAGACAAAGTTGCTGACATTCTTAAGCGTTCGGTGAATGACGGCCTGAGAGCTGCGGGTTTCCAACTCTAGGAGAATAACATGCCACAACCTATGCCAAATGAAATTCTGGAAGGTATTAAGAGTGCTTTCCAAACCCGCAACCCCGCACGCACGGTTACTCGTAACTGGCAGGAGCGAACGGCTTACAAAAATGAAGAATTAAGACCAGGTGTATTAACTCTGGTTTATTCCGGTGAGAGTCCCTTGGGCGATGTTTATAACACGCGAATTAATTTCATGGTGATCGGCCGTATTTATTGTGGCAAAGATGCTGACGGTATCGATGTTGAAGATGCAGAGCTCAATTTCCTAAAAGAATGGCGTTTGTTTTGTTCCTCGTCTGCCGCAGGCAACATTTCTATCCAGAAAGTGATGACATCACAACAACAGGAAAGACCGGATGGCTGGTTTATCTGTGAATGTGTCGCAGGCCCGTATGACTTCGGTGGTGAGATTGACTGGTTACCAGAAGGACCAGATGAAGTGCCGGCTGAAATTAAAGTTGGGTTAGCACCAGACGTCGGTGAAGGCAATGAGGATAACTACTTAACGATTTCGGACTTGGAGCAGGAATAGAATGGGGGAGTTTACTCAATCGCAACTGGTTCGCCTTATTTCTCAGATGATCCAAATCGGTACCATTGTTGCGGTTCAAGCTAAACCACTGCGCTACAAAGTTCAGTTCACCTCGGATTTAACCACCAGTTGGATTCCATCAGATGTTGGCCATGCTGGCACCGTAAAAGACTTTGCTCCACATCAAACGGGTGAGCTCGTTCTGGTTGTGAAGGAATTCAATACTCAGGGCGGTGTAATTGTTTCCAGCCTGAACCAGAACTCAAAAGACCAGCCGAAAGATGACCTCAACCTGTTTTATCGGGAATTTCCTGACGGTACCTGGTTGCAGTACGACATGGCTAACAAAGTACTGTCTGGTTCGGTCGCGGGCAAGGTTAATCTCGATGCGGTAACGGAAATTCGCTTAGCTGCCCCCAAGCTTATCTTTGATGGTGACATCGAGCATGACGGTAAGCAAACCTCGACGGGCAACATTGCATCTCAAGCCAGTATTTCAGCCGTTGCTAACGTGTCTGCAGGACAAAATATTTCAGATAGCGTCCGGTCTATGGCTGAAGACCGCGATATATATAACAGCCATGATCATAATCATGGTGACCCAGTGACTGGTAAAGCTAATCAAAAACAGTAGGTGAATAATGGCAACAGGAATAAATGAAAATACTGGCTTGCTGATAACCGATGCTGCAGAACGCAAGCAACGCCTGAATCGCTGCTTTAAAACTCGTAGAGGTTCTTTACCGCTTAACCGGGCTTATGGTTCTAATTTACCGGACAGAGTGGACAGAAATATTACCCCGGACTTGGCCATTGATATCTATGCCGATGTTGCCGATGCTATCGCTCACCCTCCAAACGGATTCACCGACGAGCTACAACTGGTGAAAACCTGGTTTGAATATGGGGAGAATGAAGTGACCTTATCACTGGATATTAAGTTACTGTTCAATGGTGAAATTGAAACGATTTCGGGGCTAAGCTTGTGAGTCAAATTGAAGTATCGCAACTTCCGCCACCTGAAATTGTTCAGCAATTGGAAGCTTCTGTTCCCCGTGACCGAATGTTAACCCGTTATGCAGAGTTAATGAATCGCAGTGTTCCTAAAGCTGGCGACCCGCTTTATTTTGCTTTTTCGGCGATGTCTGAAGAAGTCACCAGACTCCGCCAGGAGTTTCAGGATATCTCACTGGAGAATATGGTGGCGTACGCTACAGGTAATAACCTGCAGCGTTTAGCTGACTGGCGTCCAGTAGAAAAATTCGATACTGAAACCGATGACGAGTTTCGTCGTCGCGTTCAAATGGCTCCTGAAAGTTTCTCAACAGCAGGTCCAGATGGCGCTTATATTTTCCATGCCTTAGCGGCAGATGAAGATGTTCAGGATGCTTTCCCGTACAGCCCAGATGGCTTCAAAGTCGATTTATATATATTGAGTAGAATTGGAGACGGTACTGCATCAGCTGATCTTCTTAATACCGTTGATGAGTACGTCAGTAGAGATAACTTAAGACCGCTGAACGATGAGTTAACAGTTAAATCAGCTGTTATTAAACCGTATGTCATTGAGGTGGAACTCACTTTGCCGAACGGACCTGGTGAAAGTGAAACCATCACTCAGGCAACTAAACGCCTGCAAAGTCTGGCGACTGAGACTCATGTTCTCGGCGGTCAGGTAACCCTATCTTTAATTAACGCAGCTGCTCATGTCCAAAGTGAAAACTCAGATTCTGACGTTAGTTTTCAGCCAGTCGTGGATGTCAATATTCTTCAACCAGCAGCGTCAGTTCTTTGCGCTATGACTGAGGCGCCATACTGCACTCAAATCATCGTTACTCAGGCAGGTGATGTGTAATGGCTTCGGAGTTCGTTAGCAAGTTACCACCATCAGCATCAAAGATGGAACGAGTGATGGAGCAAGTGTTCTGGGAAGAACTTGCTCTTATCGAACGTGACATTCGTAACTTTTACGACCCATATCAGTGCCGTGTCGATTTACTGCCGTACTTAGCCTGGGAGATGAGTGTTGACTACTGGGATGAGAATTGGCCAGAGCAAACTAAGCGTGATGTTATTGCTGCTTCAAATCCAATACATACAACCAAAGGCACTCGTTACGCATTAGATAAAAGTATTGAGTCTATTCGTGATGATGGTTTGAGTGTTACCGAATGGTTCGATGACAAAGACAATCTTAACCCTGGCTTTTTCCGCGTTAACTTAGAGGCTCGAAACTCTGATATCGATGAAAATACGGTACCGCAGATTTATACGGCGGTGAATAACGCCAAAAACACCCGCTCTCATCTGGAGAGCATTTCTATAACTAGCCAAATCAGTAACCCTGTCAATATTGGTGTGCTAAGCCGTATGGGCTTAGCTATTCGCTCTGGTCCATGGAGAACTGAAAACATCGTGAGTTCAGTTAACGTTGATCACGCAATACTTACCCGTCTTGGCATGGTTATTCGGTCTGGTGCATTACCCTTGGAGTTAGAATGAGTATTCCTGAATCAGCGCTCAGCTATGGTTCAATTCTCACCTTACTGGGAGAGAACGCTGAGATAAACGGGAAGCTGAATAACAAGTCTATTGAATTTACTCATATCGCAATTGGTGATGCGAATGATGAATATGTTCAGCCTTCCCGAACACAAACCACATTGGTGAATGAAATTACTCGTATTCCTGTTACAGGGATGGAGAAAATTGAACCATCAGAAGAGGGTGGTATTCCTCAGTTAAAAGTGTGGGCAAAAATCCCTGATGAGATTGTTGATGTCGCTGTGCGTGAGTTTGCAGCGATTGCGGTTTATGACGGTAATTCTTATCTCCACGCTGTAGGTAATACGGTTCGTATTCCAATTTTGTCTGCAGCTAACAATGGTGGGGAAGTGAATGACATCTACATCGAGATGACATTCGCGGTTACATCACTCGATCCTATTATCATGATAGACCCGTCTATTGTGACAGCCACACGTAAATACGTGGATGATAAGGACAAGGCGCATACTGATGCCCCCGACCCACACCCGCAATACCCATTAGCTTCAAAAGCCCAAGGCTTAGAATACGACCCTGACCGTACTTACTACTGCGGTGATACCTGTTACACCCGAGTAGCAGATAGAACTTATCAATGGGAAGCCTACAGTTTAGAGCCGTTCACTGGTAAAGACCCAAGCGATCCATTAAACCGCCGCGTCGGCTGGACAGATGATACTAAGCCATTCTACTGGAAACCGCGCTCATCAAAAATACCTGGTGAAACTATGGCGTGGGATGCAGACACAACTCCGGAAGACATGGTTGTTGGTATCGGTCAGCAATTACCTGTAGCGGTTTATCACTCACTGGTAGCGGCAAAGCCTGAATGGATTGATGCAACTGACAACACACTTATCAACATTCCAGACCGACAAGGGCGCTTTGTTCGTGCGGCTGATGGTACTAATTGGTTAACTGGTGAAACGCATGAAGATCAATTACAAGGCCATGAACATGCGTATGGTGATCCAAGGTTTAATTACGCAGCAGCAGGGGGCTTAAATGCAATGGGAGTAAATCCAGAAAGTGCTATTGAAACGGTAAATATTGTTAGTGATGGAGTAAATGGAACTCCGAGAGTAGGTAACGAAACCATGCCTAAAGGCTACATAGAATGGGTAGGATACGCACTATGATTGAACTCTATTACACTTATGATAAAGAAACTCTGATTGTTCATCAGAAAGGTATTTCTACGACTCGCTTTTCTGCACTTCCGGAATATCCGAGAGATGCGCTTCTGGCTAAACCATTAGAGCCAAAAGACGGTTATGTGGTTTGTGTGTGTGACTTTGTAAACGGACGACCTACATCGACAAAATACGTCGCAGACCACCGTGGCAAAACCATTTACAACAAAGCCAAACCACTCAAATCAAAACAAGTCAAAGACTTGGGTGATATAGAAGACGGTTGGACACTCACCAAACCACAGCACCAATACGTCACCTGGAGTGAAGAACTTAGCGATTGGGAAGTAAACACCCAAGCCAAGTACGAAGCCGAGGTTCAACAGGTTACCAATATCCGTGAAAGCCTGTATGTGCAGATGGTTGACCGCCTGAACAACGAAGCGAAAATGATTCGTCGTGTCGAAGGGAACGAGGTTAAAGCAGCTGAATATGAAGCGCAGGCCGATGCTGCTTACTTGAAGATTCGCGCCGATAACCCATGGCCTGAAGTGCCCGTTTAAATAACCCCTCCTTTTCACGTCTTTAACCCATAAACTTAAGAAAACAGTGCCGCTGAAGGTGAGTTTCTAACAACAAAGGAACACACCATGGCAACATTTAAACATGGCATCTTTGGAGTAACAGACAACAGTGGTACCCGACCTATGCAAATGGCCGATACCTCGTTTGCTGTTGTGGTGGGTACCGCTCCAGACGCAGATGCAGAAACTTATCCTCTAAACAAACCCGTTCTTGTGGCAGGTAACATTCACAAAATCGCTAAGCTCGATATGGTGGGTGACAATGCTGGCACACTGCCGGATGCACTTGAAGCAGTCTACGACCAGAAACGCTGTGCTATCGCGATTATTCGTGTTGACGAAGGCGTAGATGACGCCGCAACTATCCTTAACATCATTGGTGGTGTTGACCCTGTAACGGGTGATAAGTCTGGTATCGAAGCCATTCTTGATGTTCAGTCAATTACAGGTAAGAAACCTCGTCTGCTTGCCGTTCCAGGCTATCTTAAAGAGCAATCAGTTCTTACCAAATTACTGCCATTGGCAGAGCGTTTACGCTGCAAAGTGTTTGGAGAATGCCCGGGAACCACTTACGAAGAAGCGGTTGCTTATCGTCAGTTGTGGGGTGATAAACGCTTAGAACTATTCTGGCCACGCATGGTGAATGCGGAAGGTCGTTTAGTGCCAATGAGCTCGTACATGCTCGGTTTGGAAATACAAAAAGACCAGGACCCGAACTACGGCTACAGTGCCTCAATCTCCAACTTAAAAATCAACGGTACCTTGGGCACTGAAATTCCAATTGATTATGCAGATGGTGATACCAACTGCATGGCACACTTACTGAACGAAAACCAAATCACTACCGTGATTCTCGATGACGGCTATCGTTCGTGGGGGAACTTGAGCTGCAGTGATGATCCTAAATGGCAGTTTAATTCTCACGTTCGTGTGAACGACATGATTCTGGACATGATCACAATCAGCCTGAAATGGGCGCGTGACCGTAAAACCCTGCGTACTTTCGTCGAAGATGTGACGGATTCCGTTCAGCAAGGTCTTGATGGCGAAATTCGTGCCGGCCACTTATACGGAGCTACAGCCTGGGCCGATCCGGATTTAAATCCGCCAGAGTCTATTATTGCCGGTGATTTCTATCTGGATTACGACTTCACTCCTCCTGGTATCGCTCAAAACATTACGGTAACCAGCCACTTCATTAACGATTACGCCGATGTAATCTTTGAGTAAGGAATTCCCATGGAACGCAGACCACCAAAAGTGCTCGCCGATTACGCCTGGTTTCAGGACGGTGTTGGCCTACTGGGCTTAGTCACGAAAGTTAAACTGCCGCCCCTAAACCGTGCAGTTGAAGAATACATTGCCGGCGGTATGGCAGGCTCTATCAAAATCGATATGGCAGCGGTTGAGCCTGAAGATATCGAAATCACCATCGCAGAACTGAATGCGACGACCATTGCCATGTATGGCTTAACCAACGGCTCGGAAAAACCCTTTGTTTTTCGTTCCGCGCTGCAAGGTCAGAACGGTGTTGAAAGCTTTACCGTTAAAGCCACTGGTCGTGTGTACGGCTTAGACATGGGCGAATTCGAACGTAAGAAGCTTACCGAGATGAACTGTAAGATCACCTGGAATACTTACACCATCCTCCAGGATGGTAATGAGTTAGTCCATATCGACATTCTTGGCGGTATTGAACGCGTAGGCGGCGTCGACCTGCGTGCCGGTATTAACAAAGCATTGGGTATTTAGGAGTAACCATGTATCAACCAATTAAGATCGCACTGCAGGTACCAGTAAAGCTGGATGGTCAGGAACAAACCGCTGTCACGATGCGACCGCCAACCACTAACGATGTCATTCTGGCTCAGAAGAACAGTCGCTTTGTTCATCAGGGCGAAGTCCACGATGACAACGCAGAGCATGAAGCGTTTCTGTTTGCCAACCTTACTGGCACTACCCGTGAGTTCATTGGTTCTTTAGCGCAGTACGACTACCTGCAACTGCAAAAGGCGTATGACTGTTTTTTGTTGCCACTCCCGAAACATGCCGCTCAGTCTGCATCGCTATTTCCAAGTTCTGCGGAGGAATCTCCCTCGAAGAGCTCCGACGATTAATTATTGCGGAGTTATTCGACTGGCTCACTGAGTGTAAAAACCTGAGTGAGTTAAAAGACGAAAAAGAGGACTAACAATGGCAGACAACAAAGCATCTGTCGGGATTGGTGTTGAAGCTCGGGTTGACAGGTCTGTCTCCCGGGCTTTTGACGATCTGGAGCGACAGAATCAGCGCTTAGGCAAAAGCTCACAGCGACTTAAAACTGAAACCGGAAAGCTGGGCAGAGAAAGCCAGCGCACGGGCCGAACTGTTACCAGAACAGGTAATGGCTTTACCAATGCCGGCAAGAAGATTCGCAAATATACTCAGGACGTCGGTTCAGCCATCAAGAAAAGCGACCTTATGCGTCGCAGTATGGATAAGCTTGATGACGGTCTGGATAGCGTTGGTAACAAATGGACAGCTCTTGCAACAGGCGCTGCAGGTACGGGCTCT